GCAGACTATAAGAATGAGGCAATGCATTATTCTGTAGGGCAAAATGTTTATGGCGGGCACGAAATTTCACATATACTATTAGAAGAAGAAGATCGTTCATATAATATATATATTAAAAAAGACAATGAGGTAATGCCATGGAAGAAGTTTAATTCTAACATGGCAATATCCGTTGAATACGATTTAGAGTATTAAGGTGAGAGGTGTCTTCGATTTCATAGTTAAACCTGTGGGGTCTAGATATGAAAATAGTATTGAGGTTGAAGGTAAAGAATTAATTCTTAATACTAAGATAGAAACTTTCAAATCTGTTAACAATATAGCTGAAGTGATTTCAATTCCATTAGCATATAAAACAGATATAAAAGTAGGTGATACCGTAATTATACATCATAATGTTTTTAGAAGATTTTATGATATAAAAGGTAAACAAAAAAATAGTAGAGCATACTTCAAAGAGGATTTGTACTTTTGTAGCGCGGATCAAATCTACTTATATAAAACAGATACACATTGGAGATCATTTGGAGATAGATGTTTTGTTAAACCATTAAAAAATATAGACCATTTAAAGCTTGATAAAGAGCGTAAACTTATTGGTATATTAAAATATGGTAATGACTCTTTAAAAGAGTTAAAAATCAATCCTGGGGACTTAGTGGGTTATACTCCTTTCGGAGAATACGAATTCATTATAGACAACCAGAGATTATATTGTATGAAATCTAATGATATTGTTATTAAGTATGGATATAAAGGAGACGAAGAGGAGTATTGTGGCCGCGGGACATAAAGCAGTTCTTGAGTTAATTAAAGTCGCGGAAGAAGCAATATTAAATAACGGAGAAGATGATTTGAGCGCAGACAAATTAAAGAATGCCGCTGCAACTAAAAAGCTAGCAATCTTTGATGCTTTTGAAATTCTTAATAGAATAGAAGAAGAGGAGAGAATGTTAGAAGAGAGCGAAAAGGATCCTAATACTAAAGTATTCAAAGGATTTGCAGAAGGGAGATCTAGATAATGTACGAGCAAACACTTTACAGAGTGCTGCCAGATCATATAAAACCTGGTGTCATAAAGAAAACAAATCGTTATAACAATTGGAAGTATGGGTATAATAAAGACCATGATGTGGTTGTTATTAGTAAGACTGGAAAGATTGGTGAAATTATTGAAATCCAAAATCTAAAAATAGCATTACCATTATTAGAAAATTCATATAAAAAATCTGATAAAAGAGAACAACAATACTGGAAGCAATTAGAGGTTCCTAAAGAATTAGAAAAAATAAAGAATGTATTTGATTGGAATAAATATCCTGATACATTTAAAGAGAAGTATTACGACTATATAGACAATGAGTTTAAATATAGGGACGAGGGTTTCTCATTTTATAGCAATGGTTCTCCAACATATATAACAGGTACACATTACATGTACTTGCAATGGAGTAAGATTGATGTAGGTGCGCCAGATTTTAGAGAATCTAATAGATTATTCTTTATATTTTGGGAAGCTTGCAAGGCGGATACTAGGTGTTATGGTATGTGCTATTTAAAGAATAGACGTTCTGGATTTTCATTTATGTCATCTGCTGAATTAGTTAATATAGCTACGATGTCTAGCGATTCAAGATTTGGTATATTATCAAAGACTGGATCCGATGCTAAGACAATGTTTACAGATAAGGTTGTGCCTATCTCACTTAACTACCCTTTCTTTTTTAAACCTATCCAAGATGGTATGGATAGACCTAAAACAGAACTTGCATATCGAGTACCTGCTTCAAAGTTTACAAGAAGAAAGTTAGATAACAGCGAATCTGCGGATGAATTAGCAGGATTAGACACGACTATTGACTGGAAGAATACTGGAGACAATAGTTATGATGGTGAAAAATTAAAAATATTAGTTCAGGATGAGGCCGCTAAATGGTTGAAACCTGATAATATTCTTAACAACTGGCGTGTTACTAAGACTTGTTTAAGATTAGGTAGCAAGATTGTTGGTAAATGTATGATGGGGTCTACCTCAAATGCATTAGACAAAGGGGGATCTAATTATAAAAAACTATATTATGACTCAGATGTTGAGAAAAGAAACCGCAATGGACAGACTAGCTCAGGATTATATAGTTTGTTCATACCTATGGAATGGTCGTTCGAGGGATTCATTGATACTTATGGCCTACCTGTATTCGATACGCCAGAAAAACCAATCAAAGGAGTTGACGGGAATGAAATAGATTGTGGAGTTATTGAGCATTGGCAAAATGAAGTAGATGGTTTAAAATCAGATTCTGATGGATTAAACGAATACTACAGACAGTTTCCAAGAACAGAACAACATGCGTTTAGAGACGAAACAAAACAATCATTGTTTAATCTTACTAAGATATACGAACAGATTGATTATAATGATGATTTAAGAAATACCGGTGTTCTAACTAAAGGTAGTTTCCAATGGTCAAATGGTATACTTGATTCTAAGGTAGATTTTTATCCAAATAAAGATGGTAGATTTCTAATATCTTGGGTACCTCCTAAGCATTTGCAAAACCGCGTAATAATAAAGGATGGATACAAATATCCAGGTAATGAACACTGTGGCGCATTTGGATGCGATAGTTATGATATATCTGGGACTGTAGACAATAGAGGTTCTAATGGTGCATTACATGGGTTGACAAAATTCTCTATGGAAGATGTACCGCCTAACCATTTCTTTTTAGAATATATAGCTAGACCTCAAACAGCAGAAATCTTTTTTGAAGAAATATTAATGGCTTGTGTATTTTATGGTATGCCAATTTTGGCAGAGAATAACAAAGCAAGATTGTTGTATCATTTTAAAAGAAGAGGCTATAGAGGGTTTTCAATGAATAGACCTGATAAAATTTGGAATAAATTATCGCCAGCAGAAAAAGAAATTGGAGGTATACCAAACTCGGGCCAAGATATTATACAAGCGCATGCCGCGGCAATAGAAACTTATATAGAAAACTTTGTAGGTTATAATACTGATTCTCATGGGGATATGTATTTTCAAAAAACATTAGAAGACTGGGCCAGATTTAATATAAATGATAGAACAAAACATGATGCTTCTATTAGTTCAGGATTGGCCATAATGGCATGTAATAAGCATATGTATACCCCAACAAGTACCTTTCAAAAAGACGCGGTTTCTTTAGGGTTCAAAAGATATAATAATGATGGTCATAGTTCAAAAATAATATAATAGATGATTTATACAAATAGTAATAGTTCTTTCCCTAGCCAGGTGGTACCTGATGAAGAAAAACAAAGTTATGAATATGGTGCTTTAGTTGGCAGAGCTATTGAAAACGAATGGTTTAGAGGAGATCGCGTTGGCGGTGGAGTTGGAAACCGTTGGGGATCTAACTGGCAAAACTTTCATAGACTTAGACTTTACGCAAGAGGCGAGCAACCTGTACAAAAATATAAAGATGAATTATCTATAAATGGTGATTTATCATATCTTAATTTAGATTGGAAACCTATTCCTATTATACCTAAATTTGTAGATATTGTCGTTAATGGATTAAGTAATAAGAGTTATGAGATTAAAGCTTATGCTCAAGATCCTGAAGCAACAAAACAAAAAACAGACTATGCCGCTGGTATATTAAGAGACATGATGGCTAAAGAGTTATTGGATGAGATCCAATCAAAATTAGGAGCTAACTTATATAATACGCTTGATCCAAGCAAATTACCAGAGACTACTGAAGAACTTGAAATACATTTGCAATTAGATTATAAACAATCTATTGAAATCGCAGAAGAAGAAGTAATTAATCAAATATTAGATACTAATAAATATGATTTAGTTAGTAAAAGGCTAAACTATGATTTAACAGTATTAGGTATTGCAGCTGCAAAAACAAATTGGAACCCGGCAAATGGTATTACAATTGACTGGGTAGATCCCGCGACATTAGTTTATTCTTATACAGAAGATCCAAACTTTGAAGATATTTATTATGTTGGGGAGGTTAAGTCTATTAGTTTAGAAGAATTAAAAAAACAATTTCCACATTTATCTGATGCAGATTTAAAAGAAATAGAAAAATATCCTGGAGATGTTAATTACACTCGTAATTATTATGGACAGGACCAAAGTGATAATACAGTACAAGTACTTTACTTTGAATATAAAACTTATTCAAACCAGGTATTTAAGATTAAACAAACAGAGCAAGGATTAGAGAAAGCATTAGAGAAACCTGATACTTTTAATCCGCCAACAAGTGATAACTTTGAAAGAGTATCCAGAACAATTGAGGTATTATATTCAGGAGCAAAGATTTTAGGATTTGAAAAAATGCTAGAATGGAAATTAGCCGAGAATATGACTAGGCCCTATGCTGATACTACTAAAGTAGAAATGAATTATGCTATTTGTGCACCTAGAATGTATAAAGGTAAGATTGAATCTTTAGTAAGTAGAATTACTACATTTGCCGATATGATTCAGTTAACACATTTAAAACTACAACAAGTACTATCTAGAATGGTGCCAGATGGAGTTTTTGTAGATGTAGATGGCTTAGCGGAAGTTGATTTAGGGAATGGTACAAATTACAATGCTGCTGAAGCTTTAAATATGTATTTTCAAACTGGTAGTATTGTTGGTAGATCGCAATCGCAAGATGGCGGAATGAATCCGGGCAAAGTGCCAATTCAAGAATTACAAACATCGTCAGGTAACGCTAAGATAAGTTCTTTAATATCTACTTACCAGTATTACTTACAAATGATTCGTGATGTAACCGGATTGAATGAAGCAAGAGATGGTAGTTCACCAGATAGAGACGCGTTAGTAGGATTACAAAAAATGGCTGCCGCAAATTCAAATACATCAACTCGTCATATTAAAGACGCTAGTCTATTCTTAACATTAAGAGTATGTGAGAATGTATCCTTAAGGATTAGTGATTCTTTAAACTTTCCTTTAACAAGACAATCTTTAATTGAAAGTATATCTATATCTAATGTGGAAACACTAAAAGAAATTGTAAACTTAAACTTACATGACTTTGGTATCTTCTTAGAGTTGGAACCAGAAGATGAAGAAAAAGCGCAGCTAGAACAAAACATACAAATGTCTTTACAGACAGGCAGTATAGATCTAGAGGATGCTATTGATTTAAGAGAAATTAAAAATCTTAAACTTGCTAATCAATCTTTAAAATATAAAAGAAAGAAAAAACAAGAACAAGTACAAGCAAATCAACAAGCGAATATACAAGCACAAGCGCAAGCAAACGCTCAAGCATCTGAAGCCGCTGCATTAGCAGAGGTACAAAAGCAACAAGCGTTAGCGCAAACCGAGATTCAAATATTACAATCAAAATCTCAATTTGAAATACAAAGAATGCAACAGGAGTTATTGATTGAGAAACAAAAGATGGCTCAGAAGTTTGAGTATGATATGCAACTTGCCCAAGTACAGTTAGGTATTGCTCAGCAAAAACAAACACAGGCAGAAGATCGTAAAGATCAAAGAACAAAAATACAAGCAACACAACAATCGGAATTAATAGACCAAAGAAAAAATAATTCTATGCCTAAGGATTTTGAATCTTCTTATGATGATTTATCAGGGTTCGGAATGTAAAGAATTTTATTAACCAATTTTATATTATTATATTATGTCAGAACAAGTAAGACAAGAAGGGGAGTTTAAACTTCAAAAGAAAAAAGCTCCTATGAAAAAGTTAGATAAACCTAATGTAGTTTCAAAAGTAGATTTAACAACTAAACCAATTATAGATGCCGTTCAAGAGCAAAGCACAAATGAAAGCGTGTTGGTCAATCAAGAGCCCAAAGTGGGATTGCAAGAAGTGGGCGAAGGAAACTCCGTCAACATCCAAGTTGCCAATGAAGTTAATCAAGAAGAAGTAGTTACTGTAATTCAAGAGATAACTCAGGAAGAAGTTAATACTGCTGCTGAAACATTGATTGAAGAAACAAACAAAGCTATTGAAAAGGCTGAAATAACCGGTAAACCATTGCCAGAAAACGTTGAAAAATTAGTTTCTTTTATGGAAGAGACTGGTGGAACGGTTGAAGACTATGTCAGATTAAACGCCGATTATTCTTCTATTAGTAGTGAAAAATTATTAAAAGAATATTATAAAAAGTCGAGACCACATTTAGACGCCGAAGAGATTGATTTCTTAATGGAAGATGAATTTAGTTATGACGAAGACGAAGATGATGAGCGAGACATCAGAAAAAAGAAACTCGCATTCAAAGAAGAAGTTGCAAAAGCTAAAAACTTTTTAGAAGATCTTA